TCGACCTTTTCCATGTCTTGACGGGTTGGACGTTTGTCTGTGCCCAGCAATAAACCAATGGCGCGTCCAATGCTGGACGTGACCGTATCTTCGCAAAAAAACTTCTTCATTTGCACGTTGTACGTTGCCACGTTGCCGAATGCGTAATCGATCGCTGAAGGCTTTTCATCTTCGTACTCTTTAAAGATTTGGGTCTGAACTAAAATAAAACCCTTTTCAGCATTAAATTCGACAATGTGGTTTTCAATACGCCCTGACGGGTGCGTTTCCCAAAAACGTTTGATTCGTGCTGCAACGTCTTCGTAGTTATCTAGAAAGCCAGCCATTATTTGACCGCCTTGTTTGCTATGTGACGAACCATTGCCTTACGGCGTGCCATGCCTTCACGCTTGCCTTCTTTGAAGCCTTTGGCGTAACCCGCAGCGGCTGAAATAACCATAAGAATGACCAGCAGCACCAAACGCTGCAATGTCTGTGGGTCTAATAGATCAAGTACCATTTTGAATTCTCCCGATTCTAGGCGGTAAGTGTTACCACCTGAAGTCAGGGTGACGCATGATTGGCGCGCGGTCAAGAACCTTGCGTATTTGTCGGCGTGTCTGCGGGCTTTTGCTTTGATTTCAACCCATTGCCAGCAAGTACCCCGCCCAATGAACCAGTCAGAAAAATTGCCAGGGTTTTCAATAAATCAATAAATGCTGCGTCGTTGGGTGCTTGCGCCCCGATTGGCTGGGTTACAAAAATTAGTGCATAAGTGATTCCAATTGTGACGATCAAAAACACCATTGCCAGCGTTGTGCCAATTATCAAAATCAGCTGCGCATGAATTTCTTCGGGCGACTTACGGCGTGCGGGTTTGTTGCGATTCAATTCCAAGTATGTCGTCAGTGCATGTTCCAGTCGGGACGCATTGCGGTGGTTGGCAGTGCGGCTTTGACCAATTCTCGAATTCTTGGCATTCATAACGAATCCACCCCTGATACCCGCAGGCGGACAGGGTTAGTGCAAGTGCCCAAACCAACCCTGCCGCTGCGAATCGACGGTTCACTTCCCCGTAGAACCGAAGGCTTTGTCATTTGGATTCAACCAGCGCAAAATGACTGGTGCGACCGCTGCAACGCCTGCCATTGCAAGGGTCTTTGGGTCAGTCACGCCCGCCATGTATAGGGCAAGTGCTGCTGCCATAAATGAACGCGCCCATGACGCGATCAGGGCTTTGGCTTGTTCCATTTTTTTGTCTCCTTCTTAGGTTTTGCAGTTGATGTTGCTGGTGCTTCTACCTTTGGAAATTCTCCCTTATACGGCACAAATTTTGGAATGCCGAAACCGACAATTTCCTTGCCTTCACCGTATGCGCGAACCTTGACCATGACCATGCCGCCATTGCGCTGGTCGCCTGTCCCGCTGGTGTTTCCTTCGATCGTCAAGCATGTCTTTGAATCAATAAGCCCGACAACAATTCCAATGTGTGAAATGCGGTCAACGCCGTCATGTGGAAAATCCATGAATGCCAGGTATCCCAACTGCGGCATGCCTGACCAGCGTTGCATTTCTTTCAATTTGTGTGCGCCTTGCGCCGTTGAAACCATTGAAGGAATCTTGACGCCTGCTTCATTTGCACACCAATTGACAAAACTGCCACACCAGGGCAAACCGTCTGCCTTTGTGAATTTGCCGTATTTTGTCAGGTTGTCGCCTTCTTCGATTGTGCCGATTTCAGCTGCTGCGACTTCGATTAACCGTGCGTTTGTGCCTTGCGGGTAAATACTCACAACCCCAACGCCTTAAGATCGTCCACTGTTAAACCAAGTGCAGTCAATTTTGCTTGCGCGGCTGCTTTTGCCGCTGCCGCTGCCGCTTCGGCTTCAATTCTTTTTTCAATTTCCAATCGATCAATTTGCCATTGTGCAAATTCTTCGTCTGTCATTTCGCGATCAATTATGTTTTCGCCGTCATTTATGCGAATTGTTGGCTTTTCCATTATTTCACCCCATAAACTAAAATTGTGCCACCTGACCAGTTGTTGTTCAGGCGCACTTGAACTGATGTGATTGCAGTCGTTGAAAGATAAAAACCGCCCATGTTTGAAATACGTAGCCCAGCAGCTGAGTCGGTGGTCATATCGTTAAGAATAAAATTCTTGTAAGCTGTCGTTGAGTCTTGATTGAAAATTTGTAACACAAAATTGTTTGCGTTGCTTGCACCAGTGGTCATTTGTCCACCATTTGATAAATAAATTTCTGCACCGTTGTTTTGGTAAAAACTGGTGTTTACTGCTGCGCCATTTAACGCTATACCCAGTTGACGATAATTACTTCCGCCGTCATTGTTAAATCTAAGATTTGGATAACCGCTGCTTGTCGAATTGTAGTTTATTCCATAAACAACGATTTGTTGATATCCGCTAGGAATAGTCACTGAAGTGCTTGTTCCTGACAATGTAGTTGTGCTTTCTAAAGTCCAACCGCCGCTTGAAACCGTCGCCCATGCTGGCACGCCACCACTAACCGACAAAACTTGCCCAGTCGTGCCAATGCCCAAACGTGTGTTGGTGTTGGCAGTTGCTGAAGAATAAGCAAGATCACCAAGCGTTGTGCCTGGTTGCAATGCCTTCAGCCGTGTGTCAACCCCCTGCAATGCAACGTCGAAATCTGCTGGCAAATCCGTAACCAGGTCGCTCGACGTAGGAAGAACAAAACCGTAATTCGTGGTTGGGTTCGCCATGTGTGTTTCTCCTTTTCTAAGCCACTATTGTGGCATTTGCCCAGTCTAAAGTCGGCGACACGCTTGCCCACGTTTCGGTGATCGGAACGTCGTTCCAGCGCATTGCCTGCAATGAGTATGCCAACGGTGACAACAACAAGGTAACGCTTAAACGGTTGTAGGAAGCCTGAAACGACCAGCCTTCGACGAAGCCCTGAAACGTGCCCGAAGCCATGTTCAACGGTAGGTTTTGCAGGCTAATTGCTTCACCCATGAAAACGTTGATCAGGTTGTCACGATCTGAATTGTCAATTTCGGGATTTGTCAGGTCAAATGAAATTTCGCTAAAGATTGGCTGCGGCTGGGCGCGTAGGGACAAATAGAAATTTGCCTGGGCGGTGGCGTCAGCTGAATCGTGAAGTGTCGTCTCAATAATTTGACCAAGCGTGCCGTAAAGTGAAATTGAAGCAATGTCGCTGGCACTGACTTCGTGTTCTGAATTTGCCCCGTATTTAATTGTTAGCGCATTGCGTACGTCGCCCACACGCGTTTCAATACGCAAACCCGCTGCACGGGCATGGTTGGCGTCAAGGTCAACATAACCGTTTGCTGAAAGGTAAGTCGTTCGGTGCGTACTGTCTGCATAACCAATGCGCCCCTGGGCATCTTCGTAAATGTAACCCAGCCCTGAAGTTGCAAGGGCTGAAACCAAACTGTAAGCGTCAATTGACCCAGCACCGCTGCCGCGTGCTGAAAGGTCATAATTTCCTGGACGATCAATTTCGCCAATGCCTGTGTTTCCAGCATTTGCCCATGTGACGGTTGGGTCGTAAGTTGCCCATGTCAATGCCCCTGGCACTTCAGCCCATGTTTGAAACAAAACTGACTGAAGCACTTCGAAAATCTGATCACCGTCAAAATCGCGGGGCAATGCGTCTGTAAAAATAGATTTTGGCAAACGCGCCAATGCGCCCAATGCCGTGATCGAATACGTTTGCGTGAACATGGTTGTGCCTACGTCACGCACTTCCAAACCAATGTCAACGACGTTGCCGCCAAAAATGGCAACAAATGTGCCTGAAGTGTCTTTGACGGAAACGCCAATTGTGGAATTGATGTTGACGGGGATTGCGGTTTGATTGACGTCTAGCAGCTGAAGATTGACATAACCCGCTTGCGCTTGTTCATAAATGTTTGTTCGACCGCTGCGAATCGTAAGGTTTGCCAAAACTGCGTCGGTGTATTCCACACCGTCAATTTCAACCAACCAAATGGGTGACCATTGCGTCATGTTAAATCGCCACCAGGTTGGTCGCGCCGCCTGTTCCGCGATAGTAAGAATTGTTCAGGGTGTCAACGATCGTGCGGGCAGTGCCTTCCTTATCAAATGCACCAGTTACGGTCAGGTTGATTGTTGTTTGGTTATCGCGTTCTTCAGCCATGCGGAAACGTCCCACGTCAAAACTGGAAGGAATGCCAGCACTAGACGCTGCCGCAGTTACTGCAATTCTCGCAGCCGTTGCGACACCGCCACCAGTGCTTCCACCAGTGCCTGACGTTGTGCCACCGCCCGACGGTGCTGAAATTGTCGGAATCTTTGGCACTGACGTTGAAACCGTTGGTGTCTTTATTGACGGCACGCTGACCGTCGGTGTTGAAATCTTTGAAACATTTGGCAAAAATGGAATGGCGTTGTAAGCCGAAATCAATGCGTTGATTCCAGCAACCGCCCCGGAAATTAAACCGTTCAGAATTTTCACAACGCCTGCAATGACGTCAATGACGCCGCCTGCAATTTTGCCTGCAACCTGTAAAGCCCCGCCCAATACCGTGCCAATGACGGGTGCAAGATAGGTGGCAATGTAACCGCCAAATTCTTTGAATGTGTCAAGGTTGTCACCAATGGCGTCGCGAACATAACCAAATGCTTTGACCAAACCGTTGATGATCGGCGTGAAAACACTGGTGATTGTTTTGCCAACCATTGTGATGACACCGCCCAAACCGTTGCCGTCTAGACTGAAGGCGTTTGAAAATGCGTTAATTGCTGGCAACGCGTTTTGATTGATAAAGTTGATGACCTTTTCAAGAATAGGCAACAACGCAAAACCGATTGTTTCTTTTGCTTCGTCGAAGGCGACCTGCATGCGTGCGATTCGTCCCGCGTATGTGTCAGCGTTACGGGCAGCAGCCCCACCAAATAAATCTGAAAGGCGACCTTGCACCGCAGTGAAATCCATTGTTTTTAATTCAGCAGCTGAAAGTCCAATGCCTAATTTGCCCAGGGAAGCGGTGTTGCCGTCGTACGCCTTACCCAACGCATTTGCCACTGTTTCCAATGGCTTACCAGTTGCGGTTGCAACGTCAAGTGCTGTTGAAAGTAAATCTTGCGCCTGGGTGATGTCGCCCGTCGATCTAACCAGGCGACCCAACGCTGGACGCAATTCGTCGTCAGCAACACCCGTTGCCAATGACATTTGAAGAATGGATTGTTCAGTGGCTGCAATTTGTGCCTGCGTCGCGCCCGTAGCGTTTTCCAACGCCAATGCCAATTGTGTCTGTGCTTTCTCGTCTTCAATGGCGGCTTTGACGCCTTCAACACCGATTTTGATTGCGTAAGCACCAGCGGCTGCCGCTGCGGCTGCAAACGCCGCGCCAACCATTTTGCCAACCTTGCCCATTTTGTCGCCGAAAGTGTCAACGTCATTGCCAGCGGCTTTCAGCGACTTGTTAAGATTGTCAACGTCGCCAAGAATGGAAAGTTTAAGGGTGCGACTGCCAGCCATTAGTCAAACTCCTTTACAACTTTGACGAATGCGTTTTCCCAACGCTTAACGATTTCAGGTTGGATTCTGCGCAATGTCGGATAGATAAACCAGCCCCGCGAACCGCGACCTTCACGACCTGACCACACTGGAAATTGTTTTTTTGTGTTTGAACCGAATTCATTGCCCGCCCACAACTGTTGCGTTGTGCCACCGCCTGAAAACTTTTGTGCTGCAAACCCGTAGCTGATTTCACCAATTTTGGAAGACTTTGAAACTTTTGCACCAGTTGCAATTCGTACTTTTGCACGCTGGTTTGTGTTGCTAGTTGCGGCAGCGTCGATCACGCTTGAACGCACATAGTCAGCCAATTCGCTGCTGATGACTTTTGCCTGGTTGGTTGCTTCTTCGTCCATTGCTTTGAATGAACGGGTTATGGCGCGCAATTCCGCTTTGTCATAACTGATCGCGTCAGTTGCCATTTGCCCGCCTTTCTAAAATTTCAATGACCGTCAAAATGTCTTCGGCACTTTCAAATTCGCTGGGCGGTAGCCCCGTTGCCAGGGCTACTTCCCAAACGATTCGGCTTAGGCTTCCGACTGGGTGGCTTTTGGGTTTGCTTCACCGACGATCACTTCGGAAATGGTTTCCGTCCATGCTTCGATTGGCTTGACTGGTTTCCCAGCGGCTTCGCGCTTCATGGCGTGATAGGCAAGAAATACCAAATCGGAAATTCCGATCTTTTCCTGTGCCTGGGCAATGGTGTGACCCGTGTGCTTTTCCCATTTCACCCATTCAGGCGGTGCAGCCGTGTAGGTGATTTGGTCGCCGTTGTTGTATTCAATTGTTATTGGTAACTTCATTTTGTCTCCCGATTGTTAGTGATTAGAACGTTTCTGAAGGTGTGCCCACCACCACGAATGATAGGTCAACGGTCTGGGCGTCAGGTGCTGCCCCGCCGACTGCTGGGAATACTGGCATGACGTTGAATGCAAAAACCGCGCCAGTCACGGCAGTCAATGAAACCGCCAATGTTGTGTTGGGTGCAGTTTCGCATGCAGTCCATAGTGCTTCGCACAATGAACCAGTCGCACCCCAGTCTGCAAGCATTGAAATGTCGAATGTCCACTGGTCGTCAATGTGCTTGTAAGCCTTGCCGTCAAGTGTTTGGTAAGTCTCGACTGTTGGTGAGTTTGCTAAGACTGCGCTGGTCGCCTGCGCGTCATAGTTAACGGTTGCAATGGTCACGACTAAATCGCGACCAGTAATGATTGTCGTTGGCATTTTGTCCCCTATGTTGTTTGTGTGTAGTACGTTGAAACGTTGATGTCCGCAACCAACATGGGCGACTGACCCACTTCAAGAACCGTCGGCTTTTCGATCTGTCCAACAACGTATCCTGCGGGCATTGCCGCAAGAATTCCCATGATGAGTTTTTCTAGATTGTCCAGTGACCCTGCGTTGCTATTTGAAGCAACAATGGCAGTAATTGCAAAATTGATTTTGACCTGTGTTTTTGCCTTGCCTATCAAAACAACTTCCATGTACGGCGAATCGGGCACAATTACAATGGCTGGTGGAATGGGCGACTCTGGAACGGACGCGTAGCACGTCGCCGATAACGCGCTAAAGGCGTTGGCTAAGGCTGCGCGGGTTTCGGAAACGGCATTGGCTGGCACTTATTGAACGACCGTTTCAACGTCCAGGTACGGCATAAGCAATGTGGAAACACGGTTGGTCAGGCTGCGCCCCATACGGTACGGCGTTGAAGTAAAGTCCACGCCTTCGATCTGACCGCCTGCGGCAACGCGTGACTGAAAGACTTCAACGCTAACTGCCAAAATTGCAGATTCAATTGGGGCACTGGTTGCGTACAAATCAGCTGCGGAATAGCCTGAAAGTGTTGCAGTGCCTGTTGGAATTATCTCGCGCAATGTGACATTTGTTGAAGTCAATGCAGCGGTAAAATAGTACGGTGTAACGGTCACGACTGTGTGGGTTGCCGTGAACGGTGCAGGCAAACCAGCAACAATGACTGATTGACCAGCAACAAAATGGTGTTCGCGTTGGGTGTAAAAATAAGCAACGTTTGATTCTAATTTGTAAGCGTTAACGGCTGAAGTGTTTGCAACCAACATGGGCAAAATAACGGCTTCAGCGGTGTTGATGATTTCGTCCAGGTAACTGTCTGAATAAAGTGAAACGGACACGCCAAGCACCGTGCGCAATTGGCTTGCAGTGACAATGACTGGCATGTCCGTTTCCTTTCGATCGGCTGCGGCGAGATCGGGAGAACCCGCCGCATGATTAGTTGGGGTTAGTTATCAGGTCTTATTGATACCGAATGCGCCTGCACCGATTTTCGTTGCAATTGCACCGTATCCATAAACTGAAACTGAAACCTGACCTGAAGCAATAACGTCAGCGCGTAGGCGATACGTTGGTGATTCATACCATGTGTATGCAGTTGGGTTGATGATCAGCATTGAATCATCTTTGTCAGTGTCATTTGCTGACGGAACGTTTGCAGTGACGTAAAGATCAAGTCCTGCAACGTTTCCACGAATTGAATCTGGACGAACTGAACCACCCGCGTTTGAAGGTTGTGCAGCCATGTAGATTGGACGACCTGAATCGTTCAATGTCATTAGGTTTGCCCATTGTGAAGTGTTCGCAAGAATGTTGCGCGCAAATCCCTGTGTGTTTGAATAAACTGAAGCAGCACCGCGTGAAACAAAACCAAGCAATTCAGCTGCGGTTGGGTATGTTGTCAGTGTTGTTGCGTCGGCTGTTGCACCGCTTGCAAGTGCAGTGTAGACGGCAAGGTCTGTTGCTTTTGCGTACGCTGCTGACATGTTTGTCAATAACTCATTGAAAAATAGCGGTGAAGTACGGTCAAGCAATTCAACGGAAAATGTCTGTTGTCCTGCGTACTTCTTGACGGATACTGAAAGGAAACTTGAAGCCTGGTCAGTTTCTGAAGGTGTGCCTGCTTCGGCAGTTTCTGCCACTGTTGGCATTGTTGTGATCTTTGGAATTTCAAATGACATTCCAGCGTCAGGCAATACGCCGCGAGAAATCGCGTCAACTGCTGAACGTGTTGTGTTTGCTAGTCCATTGATTACTTCAGTCAACTGACGTGTAGGCACTAAACCTGCGTTGTCTGTTGTGTCATCTGCTGCTGCAACGTACTGACGAGCGTTCTCGTCACCCAATGAAGCGCGGATTGTGTTTTCTAGGTACTTAGCGGCGGTGAACTCTAAGCGTGGCTTAGTTGTCCAACCACCGACCGCAGCATTTACGTTTGCGGTTACTGACTGGGCGGCTTCTACCGTTTCGGCGGTTGAAGCGTCTTTGACGGTGTCTTCCACTTCGTCTTCTCCTTCTGTTGGTTGTGCTTCAGGTTCGATTGTCGAATCTGAAATTTCTGTTTCGCCTTCTGTGGCTGCTACTTCTGCAACGCGTGCTGATCGAATGGCAGGTTCTGACGTCAATGCGACACCAGTCATTTCACCTTTTAAAATGCGCACTGTTCCGTCTTTCAGTGTTTCGTATTCGTCAAAATAAACTTCAACGCTAAAACCGTCACGCAAACCTTCAGCTGCTTCAACCAATGCGTCATTTCCCGCAGTTGTTTCAGCAATTTTGAATGTTGCGTCAATGCCCTGATCGGTTGATTGAATTGAAAGTGTTTTGCCAATGCGACGTG